CTGAGTAATATCCCAAGAGACTCCTAGGAATCCCTGAGTAGTCCATGTAGCTCCGTCTGGAGAAGTATCAAAGAAGATATTGGTTAGATCTCCATCGTTACGGAATCTCCAGAATGCATGGTTGACGGGATCATAAGCAGGCATTGGCAGTGTCGTAATTACAGTGTTGTTAGACACATACGCACTGAACTGTCCGTTGTTTCCATAAACGATTGATGCATAATTAGTGCGGTCAAATCGAATAATGATTCCTGTCTGGATTGTTCCAGTTCCTAAAGGCGCTGGAGTTATATGTGCAAAGAAAAAACTCTGTGACAGATCATAAAGAGCAGCCCCAATATAGCTAGGAATAGCTGTGGCTTCTACATACGCAGATTTCTGAATAGGATCAAAACCATAACTACCGCTATTAGTATTCCATTGTGGGTTAATTAGATCTTGGTCACCACCAAAACCTCCATCACCAAAGCCAAAGAAACCAAATCCGTCAGCTTGGTAGATGGAGGTTAGGTTACTAATCTTAGGATATGCCATATTAAAGTGCTCCAGACGCTGAATACTTTTGAATTAATCCTGCTAGGTGACCAGGACCAGTATCGGTAGGACCACCTGTAAAGGATGCGAGAACAGAAAGAGTTCCCTTACCATCACGGGCATACTTGTAAACAGTCACAGTATTTACATCTACATCAACAACCATACGGTCTCCATTAGACAATCGGGCCCAACTCTTCTTCAGAGTATCTGTACCAGCAGAAACCTGTCTCAAAGAAGTTCTAGTTGCATACCAGAAGTTATTTTGATCCTGGAAAGCAAATACAATTCCGTGAGTCTTATGGGCTGTATCTGTAAAGTCTGTATCAAATGTTACAGCAAATCTACCAGCAGAACTTCCTACATCTACTGTCAGGTAACAATAGGTTAGAGTTCCTGACTTCAATGGATCAGTAGAAGCCATTCCATAACTACTACGCCACTGACCTGCCACGGTTCCTGCGGTACTTCCTTGAAGCCAGGTACTTGTGTTAATGGCTCCGTCAGCTTGAGCATTTGTCAAAGCAGCCTCAGTTGTTCCATTCAAATCTGCATAGTCAGACACAAATCTAACGAATACACCTTCAAGATTTGGATCAATAGTCATTGCTGTATTAGCTGATCCTGGATTTCCAATCTGGTTCCCATTCTTATCATAGAAAATAGGAAGAGGAGAAGCACTAATTGTATAACCAGGATTTGCATTCTGAATCCAGTATGAAGAGGAAACAATAGTCTGCTGACTTGTAGCCAGGAATACCCAGTTAGCATTTGAGTAGTAGTACCCAGAAGGAGGGGTCTTAATACTATCAAGAATACAGTAGTAAACAATACCTTGATACGTTACCTGATCTCCCACATGATATTGAGTTCCCGCATTCCATACAGGAAGCTGAGGAATAGGAATTCCATCACGCGGAATGTTAGGTGTATCCCCTGGCTTGTAGTAAATAGGCTTCCAGAAACTCTGGCTTACTCCTGGAGTCTGTGCCCCATAAACAGACCCTGGACCAGATGGTTTCATAGCGATGTAATAATAACCATCTGTATAGAATACTATCTGGTTGATTTTATAGGTAGATCCTGATGACCAGTTTGGTGTAAACAGCGGTGTTGTGGAATTGATAAAGATATCATTCCCATATCCGGTTAACTGATCAATTGACAGAGCATTCCAGTTGTGAACTGTAGAATCCGATGGGTTAGCTAGACCTGTACGTATGCCTTCAAGGGCACCAGTGGTTCCTAGAGGACCTGCCCAACCCCAAGTGGAGTATTGGTTGGTCTCAGAGTTTAGAAGCGTCTGAGTGTCCAGTACGTTCTGTCGAACATTCCACCATGTGTTGTTGGATGCTGTACCTGTAGGAGCCTGAGCCTGTCCACTTGCCTGAGTAGTACACGTGTAGTTGTACCCATTGTAAGTAATCAGATTACCTGTGAAATATGTAGAGTTTGGACTCCATGTGTCATAAATTGGGTGCACAAAGGCTGTTTGATCCGCACTGTTATAGATATTAGGACCAAAGGTAATATCTGAATCCCAGCCAGCTAATTCAGCAATAAGGTTGTGAATGCTCTGTGGCTCACCCTTAATGCGGTAATTAACAGCAGCATTCTTAATACGCTGTCTTCTTTGCTGAGGAGTAGATAGATAATCTGTCTTGATTCCTAGCTGCTGACCTAGCATATCTAGATTAGTAGCAGAAACTGTATCAGCATCTGAAAGTGTCAGATAAGAATCGTATTGAGCCTTAAGAATATCTAGACCATAAGCGAATAGAGATTCAAAATTAAATAGAGATTGATTTTCGATCTCAACACTAGAAAAGGTATCTGAAGTAGAAGACTTGTAGGGCTGTGGAGTTCTGTTGTATAGACGCATGTCATAGCCCTGGTTTCCCAAAGCAAGAGTTGACGCAAATCCAGCAGGATACCAAGTAGGGATGTAACTTGTAGGAGACCAGAAAGAGGAACCAGCACTAGGTGTGTGATTTATATTTCCGCTTGTAGTGCTAGTCCAGTAATTTCCATTATAAAGAACCTGCTGATTTAAAGCATATGTAGATAGAGAAGACCATGTTGGCGCTTCCACTGTGATGAACATGGCGTAATAGTAAATGACCCCAGTTGTTAATCCAGGGTCATCGTATGTACGAACAGTTGTACCTGGATAGATAGTGGTTAGGACGACACCATTCTCAGGATGATTTGGATACCCTGTTGTACTTCTAATAAGTTCCATCATCTTCCATGAGGTTGTATTTGGAGAACCCCAGGAAAGAGTGATATCGTCATAACCATTTTGCTTTGCAACAAAAGGAGCTACGCTGTAGTCAGCAGGCTGATCATATCCATAGAATGGTAATCCATAGATATCAACACCAAATCCTTGACTCATTTAAACTCCTTATGAAATATCTCTCAGGTACGCAATATTAATATATGTAGTAGCCCAAAGTGTACCAGCTCTATATGTTGATTGGTAAAGTCTTGTTCCTACCTTATTCCCCTGGTACCAAGGGTAGATCATCGAACAGGACTGTCTAGCAAAATCGTGGAAGCCTTGTGGATACCAGTCTGTTTGACATGTAAGGAATCCAGATGAACCAACCTGAACTCCTTCAATCTGAAGCTTTCCGCTTCTGTCAAACGTAGCTAAACTAGAGTCGGCTACGAGTGTACTATCCTTGTGCCATCTTACATAAAAATCAAATTGATAAATTCCAGTGCGAGGACAGGTTAGGTACTGACTTCCATCCCACATTCCGTGTGTGTCCATCAGCTTGTTCTTCCAGGCTACTTGATAATCCTGGTTGAATGACACGCTTACATCATGCGCCTGAACTCCACAGTAAGGATTGTCTAATCCCTTTCGTACCTGTGAAATTCTAGTGCTGACATTTGTATAAGTCTTTAGCTTTCCATCAATAGTCTCTTGTGCTGGATTAACGCCAAGAGTATTTTGGACTGCTCGAATTTCATCGTAAGCTGTATTAACATCCGCAGCCTCAACAAGATCTGTATAGTCTGTTCTATAGGCAAAGGTCTTAATACCTGCTGGATAAACGGCTACCATCTATATCTCCTTATGAGGTTGCAGTTACGTTAATAATTATATTCCCTGCTATAGGTAGCTCGTATGTACGCATAAGAATATCAGCAGCTCCAGACTGAGTGGCATCTGCTCTTACGAATAGTGGGATCTGAATAAATTGGACCCCAGGAATAGCATAGAGGGCAGAGTAAACAGAGCTTAGTGTTACACGTCCACCAAGGGTTACATTGGATGGAGCAAACAGATTCTGAATTGCCTGAGTGGCTTGGATCTGAATAGATGTAGGACTGTAACGAGAACTACAACCAATCAGTACAGGAGAGCTTGTAGATCCCACATTGATTCCAACCTGGGAAGCAGATGTACAGGTTACAACAGTTCCCGCTAGCGCTCTGGCCTGTAGGTAGGAAGTTACAGTGTCTAATGTGGCTTGAGTTGGAATAGTATTTCCTTGACCTGTTACGTACACAGTGATATTGGTATATGTATTAGCCACGGCTGTTGCCTGAGAAACAATAGGCAAGGACATTGCTAGGTTTCCATAGTCGGCAAGCGTTACAGCTCTCTGCTGTGTAGTAAAAGCTTGAGGAGCATTAGTTCTGATTTGATCAATAGTCTCAGCAGCAGTTCCGCCAGTTGTAGCAGAAGAGGCAGAAATAGAGACACCTGTAATAGGTGCAGCAATATCTGTAATTGAGTTGGCTGCAAGGTTACCAATTGTTCCTCCGCCAACACGATAGTTGGCATAGATATTCAATCCAGCAGGAGGAATGGCACCATTAAGACCGTCACCAAAGTTTACAGATACAACTCCATTGGCATCTACAGTCTGAGCCCAAGCAAGATCAGAAGATCCTGATTGTTGTAGCGAAGGTACGTTTACCCATGCAGTAATAGGATCAATACCGCTAGATGTACCAAACAAAGGATTCTGTACATACACAGTTACTGACCCACTTACTACAGGGTTGTTAGCCAAGGTAAATGATTGTAGCTGTGAGCCATCAGAGGTTCCGATAAGCTCTGTAGTGATTGAGAATGGAGCCGAGGTGTTATTACCAATGGTGAATACGGCTGATCCCTGAGTTACACCCTGCTGTACATTCGCCACTACAGTTCCACCATTGGCAGGAACAGTTACCGCAGCAGTTGTCTCAAAGACAATAGGACCATTAATACTTGAAACATAATTAGTAGTTACCTGCGTAGCCGCTGGAATCAAGGTGGCTGGAGTGTTGTTAGCTGTCTGGAATGTCACTGTACCTGTGGCAGCAAGAGCCTGACCAGGCGTATACCCAAGTAGTTCAGCCAATTGGATAACAGAAGATAACTGAGTAGCGGTACCTATATAGGCTTCTGCTACTAGTCTGTCTCCATAATAAGAAAGAACATCTAGTTCTCTAGCCAAAGATTCCAGAAGCATCATTTCCAGGCTTCCAGGGTTCTGGTTAGTCCATTCTGGGAATGCTGTAGTAGCAAAGTCCACCATGGATGTAAGGAATCCAGTGAAGTCCTTGCTTGTGTAATCAATGGCTGGAACACCGTTAACTGTGGCCATTACTTAAATCCTTCCTTTACTGTTCCACCCACGAGAATAGTAACCGCATTGGCTACTGCGCTTGTAGCAGAGGCTTGAATAATAGGTCTGTAATTTACATTAACAGAAGCGACACCATCATTAGCCTGAGTTACATTGTTTGTAACTGATACAACTTCTACACCAGGTTCGTAACGCTGTACTTGCTGAGTAACCATTCCAGACATATTTGCAGCTACTTGAGTCTTGTCTGTGCCAAACAGAAGGTTGGACAGAGGCAAACCAAAGGTGGCCCTCATAGCACGCGATCCAACCTCAGTTGAAACAATAGCGTCAATTCTTTGAGAGACCTGAATATCCGGATCTGTTTCCGTGGACACTGCTCCATTCTGGAGAACAGTGAAAGGAATAGTCATTTGTGTACCCATATATTTATTATCCCAGATTATAAGAAGTAATGGACACCATTAAGGGAAGCCCACGGTGGCTGGTTGGTGGAGGAGTTTGTTCCTACAATGGCGCATGTACCGTCAGTTCTGAAGTCAAGTTTTACAGAATTCACCGTACTGGTAGCAGCAGAACAAGCTCCAGGAAGGGTGCGAAGAGTATTAGGCTGGGCAATACCTGTGTTGGTTGAGCACCAGGTCCCGCTGTTGGCAATAGAACCACCGGGGTAAGTGATATTCAATCCACCCTTTAGGTTTACCTTAACACTGCCATATTCGTTTACTACCTGGAATTGTGGAGTTCCATTGCTATTTCCATTTCCTGTAAATCCACTTAGCAAAGTAAATGGGGTCCAGTCTTGAATTAGGAAATTAGAATTCCAAACTGAATTACCAAAGTAAGCAGGCTTTGTCAGATCTCCACCATTGAATAAGATCCATACTGTAGTTCCTACAGTGGGAACTGGCTGTTGTGAATTAACAGGCTCAGCAAATCTAATCTCTGCCAAGCCTGCAATCTGTGGACACTGAACCTTAATCTTTCCCAGCCCTGTGGGATCTGTTGTCGATATCACTAGCGCACGATAGAGTGCTTCGTATTTAGGTTGCATAGATTGACGCTCCGATATTTGAAGAGATCCACTTAGAACCTGTTAGTTTAGCAGGAACAGCTCTAGTAATATCCTGCAATGTTGATACTTCAGTAGTATTTGCTGTGTAAATCTGATCACGTACTAACTTGGCATCAACAGTATACGTATTCTGATATTTGTTCCCACCTGGTGGCTGCTTGTGCAACTCATGAATAGCTGTATCTACTAGCCACACTCCAGACTCATCAGGAGTCAGAGCCTTACCGATAAGATTCACCAGACCATTGGGTTGAATTCTGGCATCCCCAAATAGTGTGGACTGCGCTGTATTCCAATAGATGTTTCTATATGCATCAGCAATAACCTTCTGTTGAGCTTCAAAATATGATTCAGCAGGGGCATCATTGTAGAACTTTGTAATGTAATCAGCCAAAGGATTGCCAGCAATGTCAGTAACGTTTGCTAGCTGAGTAGCCTGAGTAATTTGCTGGGTGCTGGGATTAAGTCCCACAATATTTCTATTGGCCACAATTCCACCATCAGGGGTTGTTGAACCCACAATAGGTCTAAACTCTCTGATTGTGTCATAGACACCAGGGGCATTGTTAGACCAAAAGGTAGGAATATTTCTAGAGTTATTTCTTTGTAGCATCAATCTTGGATTTACAAAATACAAGTCAGTATTGTCTACGTAGAATCTATAGCCAATTTCGTCTGCTAGCTTGGCCAGGAACTTGAAGTCACTGACGTTCTGAAGACGATAATCAATCGCTGCCTGGTAGACATGAACGATAGATCTGAAGCCATTTTTTGACGCTATGGTAGCCGCAATTGTAGAAGGGCTTGTGTGCTTCCAAGCTATGTTATTCGTACTCTGCATAATCCACGAGGCACCTGTAATGGTGTAGCGCACAGTAGTTGTTGTGCGCTCTCCCATACCTATATCTTTACCAGTCTTGATCAATTCATATGAGGATATGTATCCAACAAAGGCATCCATATAGTTAGGCTTCTGTCCGAAAACTATCTGAATGGGTGTCTGTTCTTTTAGGTATGCCCACTTGTGTCTTGATCTGCCCTGAGTAGTTCCCGTATTACTGCCTACATACAGAACATCAAGAAAGGCAATATCGTGTGCATCAATGGTTTTGATGATCTTTACACACGGTGTGTATTGTTCTAGAGGATGTACACCATTAACAAATACAGAGAATTCCGCATAAGAAGGAGAAGGATTAAGCACTTGGTACTCTCACCTGCGTTCCTGGTTGTATGTCATTCCAGAATAGAATCTCCGGATTGGCATCAGCTATTCTCCACCATTGCATTTCATCACCATAAGCAGAGTGAGCCAGGTATTCAATCTGATCTCCTAACTGCCATGTGTAAATACTGATGCTGAAAGCCGATGGCTTTGATGGTGGAGTAATAATTATTGTTGAACGAGTTACACCCTTTGAATCAGTAATAGGCAATACCTGATTATCCGAATAACGACTATAAATACTAATCGGCATTTGTAGCTCCTACTGACCAGAATTTGTATTTGAACTTGCTGTGCTTCCATTAGTAAAGGAATCCCACAGGTTATCTGTGACAGATGTAACGGCTGGCATCAAAGTAAAGCCAACGTTGATGGCGCAACGTACTGGAACCATTCTCTGTGTGAAGTGTGTATATGTCACATCAAAAGATGAGATATAGCCAAAGTAATTCAGAGTAGCTGGAGTATCTACACCGAAAGTTAGATTGGCTGGGATCTGCATCATTGGTCCCTGAACAATAACGTCAGCTACACCATTAGGAAGTCCTGGAAGATCTGTTCTTCCCACTAACCCTGACTTGGACTGAGCTACTGGGAAGTTAACTCCCATCAGATTGTAGAAAGCTTCTACGTCTGCTCTTACTCCAAATACTCCTTGAATAGTATCTACATAATTGGAATCCCACATCTCGTATGTTCTATCAAATAGCAGAGAGAAGTTAACTACAGAATTCAACTGAGTATTGTATTGGCCAGGATCATTAGGATTTCTTGCCCAACCAGGAAGAACACCACTGTTCGTATCCAGAGATCTTGTCTCCTGGATAGTGGAAGGGTTGTACAGAAAATTAACTATGTAAGTAATCTGGTCCTTCCACCCATCAACTGCTCCAGCTCCGCCTACAATTGCACCTCTCTGAAAACTGGAACTATTCTGAGTTCTCTGTGCTCTTGTAGACGGAGGCTTAATAGCTTTGTTATCTCCACCCACATTAAGAATGTTAGGGTGGAAGGGGGGATTCTGAAATACTCTCTTGCCTGGCTTCCCCTTTAGATCTGGATAAAGCTGACCAGAGATTGGCTCTGTAGGTAACTTAGTAGCCATTACTGTCCAATCTGTAGGTTCTTAATACGAAGCTGATGTTCCATTGCTTCAACAATTGTCTTACCCATATCCTGAGCTTCCTGAGCTGTACCTGAGTATGTACTAGGAAGGTTGATATTGATATCTCCAAAAGAAATAGAGTGGCTATTACCGCTTCCTGTTGCCTTCTGAAGATTAGGATTAAAGGTATTGTTAAGAAGTGTCTGACGAATAGTTTCAGCCTGCTGTGCAGGAATAATCATTTCGCCCTTGTGAATTCTAGCATCCTGGTCCTTATCAATATTCCAGGCACCAGCCGCATACCAGTTGTTCTTCTGGTGGAATGACCAAGCTGCATTAGGAGATCCATAACGGCTCTTAATGTAGTCCATCATCCAACGAAGCTGTGTATCTCCATTGGACTGCCAGTCAGACCCTGCGCTGTTGTACTTAGACTTTGGAAGGGCTTGAGCCAGACCATACGCACCTGAGCTTGGGTTAGTAGCATGTACATCCCAAGAGGATTCGGAGTTAACCAGGGCATTGAAAGAATTCCACTGATTACCCCAGCCATACTTTCCGAGCAATGCCTTGGCATATGCCTGTAGAGAAGCCTTGTCGTTCTTTCCATTAGGAGTTGGATTAGATCCTGTACCTGCCCCTGTTACCTCATTTGAATTCTGTGCCTGAGCAACCATTGGAATACTTCCAGCAGAACTGGCAAGAGCTGAAGCAATAGTGGCAGCCTCACTTGTTCCACCTAGATTACCCAAGTCTCCACCAGCTAGATTCTGCTGATTATTCAGAGTATTAGTTGAGTTATCGTTATTCCCATTTAGAAGAGAATTCATATTTCCAATAGAACCAACAATACGAGTGGCACTATCAAACTCACTTGGGTTAAGTGCACGCATAAGAACGTGTGAACCTGGGTGAGGAGCTTCAATGATCTTTCCATTACCAGCATTCATTACTACGTGGTGAGCAGGATTACCTACGAATAGAAGATCTCCAGGCTGAGTCTTGTTAGTAGGAACCTGTGTACCAATCTTCTGTTGATCAGCGGCAACACGAGGAATCTTTACTCCAGCCTTTGAATAAGCCCACTGTGTAAGACCTGAGCAGTCAAAAGCCTTTCCTGGTGATTCGCCACCCCATACATACGGAACACCTAGCTGGGTTTCCGCATTTCTAATAATCTGTGCTGCTGATGCTGTAGAGGCTCCTTGGATAGAAGAGTTTCTAGCAGAGTTACCAGTAGTTCCGGTTACTCCACCTTCTCCAGTAGCACCACCAAAGATTCCAATACCAGCACCAATAACACCACCGATAGCGGCACCGACACCAGTTCCGATAACAGGAACTACAGAACCAATGGCAGCACCAGTAAGAGCACCAGCTCCAGCATCTACACCAACATTAGCCCACTTACGCTTTTGCTTATCCTTGATGTATTTCTTTGTTAAGTAGTGTCCTCCAAGACCTACACCTAAAGCAGCAGCACCAAATCCGGATGCGCCAAGAAGTGCTCCGCCAGATAGATCAAGTGCACCACCTAAAGCAGCAGCACGTCCACCTGTACCAGCAACACTCCATACTCCGTCAGCTCCTTGTGTGGCTCTTAAAGCACCATTGGCTGTAGTAGCTGGACCACCTCTACCAAATAGCCCACCTAAACGTCCTAGAAGGCCGCCTCCGCCTCTAAACATACGAGCGGCACCCATTAGACCCAGACCCGCTCCTACGCCTCCTGAGAGGCCGCTAAGCGCGTTAGAGAAGGGAGCTAGAGAACCTGCACCAGTTCCAATTACTTTATCCAGCCCAGTATTCTTCAGAATGTTTGTAAGGGCCTGAGAGAACTTGTCCACAGCTTGTGTTGCTCTGTCAAAAGCAGGAGCAAGGGATTCAAGAATGTCAGCCTGTCTTGTAGCTCTTGTGGCATTCAAGTTGTTCTGATTCTGGAACATAGAGGTTCCAATGCCGACAGAACGAAGCTGAGCCTGAGCTGACTTATCGTTAGCGCCTGCTTGCTGTGCCAATTGGAAATACTTATTGGCAGACATTCCATGCTTCTCAGCAGTAGCCAACCCTGTAAAGTAACCAGCATATTCCTGCATAGTAGAAGAACTCCACCCAGCAGCCCTACCCGCAGCCTGAAGGTTTACAGATAGAGATCCACCCTGACCAAGAGCAGCAGTCAATTGCTGTGGAGTTAACTTTGCATTTCTACCAAAGGTACGTGCATAAATGGACTGGGCAATAGTGCTCATAGAGGTCTGCTGCCCACCAGGCATGATTGGACTGGCATATCCAAGGGAAGTCAATCCCATAAGAGATCTAGCTGAATAGGTTTGCTGAGCCGCTGTGGCTGCACCAGTTGCACCTAGTGTTGGGTTCAGATATCCAAAAGCTTTTACCTGACTGAATTGTGCATTGAATTGTGGGGTTCCCGCAGCGGAACCAAAAGCATATTGAGAAATATATCCAGCTCTTGCAGAATCAGCAAAGCCAAGGGAACCAGCGTTGTTCTTGAATACTGCATTATTAGCAGCAGACCAGCTACTTCCCATCATTGCAGCACGGGTATTAAAATAATCCGCCTGCATATTTGTGGACATATTTCTATTAGCATAGTTAGTCAAAGCTGACGCTACACCAAGAACAGCACCCGCAGCAGCTCCACCACGGGACATAGGAATCATACTTCCGAAGCTACCACCTCCACCATTTGCGGCAGCGCCATTCATAGAACCGAATGAGAAAGTTCCGCCACCACCATTTGAAGAGTAATTGGCGCGATTAGATCCTGAATTCCATGAAGTGCTAAAAGTAGAACCTGTAGCCCCAGTCATTCTCTGGAAACTTGAAGTCAGATTCCCGATGGCTGAGGCTATTTTATTTACTTGTGAAGTTAAAGAATCAGCCGCCTGCTGTAGGTTATTAGTCCCAAGCAAGCGGCTGGCTCCGATATTTGGCCCTGGATCAGGGGTATAGGTAGCCACGTGAGATCTCCTAGGGTTAAGTTGTTACTTACATTTTACTACTTGTAGGGAATCCCACCGAAAGTAACTTCTTGTCCTACGGATCTCATCATGACTTGTGTTGAGTTATTTGCTTGATGCATTCGGTCATAATCTTGCTCAAGCTTAAATATATATCTCTTTACCCAGTGCTGTCGTTCCCTATAAGTTAAGTGTCTTAATTCACTAATTGGCCAGTGTAAAAAGTCTGCCAATTGTTCGTACTCTTTATAAAGAGCTTTATAATCAGAGTTCGCGAAACAGGATGCCCACATTCAATGGGACTTCTACCTCACCTTCACACGATGCGCAGGCTGCCTTTACCTGATCATATCGTGGTCCAGGCTGATTGTTATAGATGTATTCCTGAAGTGTCTTTCTATCGGCAACACCTAGCTTCTTAATATCGGCTAAACCATTGCAGGGCTTTGAACTTCCGTCTGCCTCAATGAAAGAAAGAACACAGTGAGATAGTGTCAACGAATTCATTTCTGGAACTGTAAGAGTTTGCTTGAACAATTCATTCTGTACAGCTCCAGTGGGAAACTTGATTACTGCCTTACGTCCTCTACGAAGATCTATAAGGAACTCCCTAGTCTCTGGGTCATCTAACTCCTTGATAGGAATATCCTTTAGGTTTAGTTCTAGGTCGTTCTCTTCACCACAGTGAGGGCACTCTACTCCATAGACTTCAAACTCTTCTCCAAAGGTAGCTCTACGAATAGCAAGCATAAGAGTATCTAGATCACCCTGAAGAAGTTCATCTAGAAGACCCTGAGTTACTGCTTGCTCTCCAATCGCAACGGTTCCACAGAGCAATAGAGTGTTTACATACTTGGCTGGGTTATTAGCTGTGCGAGCCTTAGCAAGCTTTTCTTCGTGCTCTCCAGTAAGTTCCTGAACTTCAGCCGAACGATATACCTTGCCTTCAATTACGATCCCCGCAGGAAGCTCAACAAA